GTCACCATCAACCAGAAGATCGTACGGTACGTCTTCCGGAATGCCGGATGCGACAGAAGCCAACATCACGAGGGAATTACCCATACCCGTGTTGAAGTCTCCACTGGCTCTACAGCCAGGCCTATTGAACTTCCACCCATGAGAAGACACACCAGCCAACACAAGCTGGTGCGACAGCACACTCTTTAACACCTTGTCACCGTTGTAAGCGGCAAGGTACACGGAGTGCTCCTCTTCCAGTTGCCTGGAGCTGACGTGGGCTTCGAATCCCTTTCCGTCCGCTTCAAAAACAACGCAATCCTCAAACGACTTGAACTTGCGAACTATGAGATTAGCGCGCTGCCGTGGAGAAAGGCCCTTTGCAACAATTCTGGTGGAACCCCATTCAGCTACCCTATCACGTAACCAAACAGGCTCCCGGGCCTTGAATAACCATTTGAGTGTGAGGCGGCCCCACAACCAATGCTCAAACGGTTTTAACCAAGAAGCTATTGTCAAGTTATACCTAGGCGACCTCGGATATATCATCCTAGGTTTGTGGAACTTGTCCAATGTAATCTTCTCAGCCTTCAGAAACGCCTTCAACGTAAAGTCTCTTCGACGTAAAGGTCCGTCTATCCTAAGAGACGCTTCTGCTTCCAAGTACCTGCGGCGCAATGAACCACTATAAGATTGCGCCGTTTCCAGATAGGACCATCTCGAACCGCAATAACGTCCAGCCAAAGAACGAAGTGACGCAAACGCCAAACCAAACTTTGGGCCACAAGGACGTGAATCCGGCCATGGTACGGGTCCTAAAGATCTGCACAAGAGTGCAGCCTTTTCGTTGCAGGGGCAGTTAGCGTGAACCAAAGGTACCCAAGTACCCTCCAGCCCTGTGGAACACGCCACCCGCATTTTCCGTCGGTAATGGTCTGGGACCACATCATCCACTAGTTCCAAGGAACACCCCTTTCCAAGGGGCAGGCCAGTGTCCCCAACACATTGGCCATAGGTACAATGCGAACGCCCTTATGAGCGTTGCCACCAACGGGGTGGTTGCTGCCCTAGAGCGTCCAACACAGATGACAAACTGTCGTCTGCGACAGTACACTCTAACACGAGTCTCATTGTGCTGGAAACAACAATGAGACGAAGGTCATCCGCCAAACCTTCCGACTTGCACCACTCAAGCGCCCTGAGGCGAAGAGCAGAAACAAGTGTCGCATCGCGCTGCCTGAGCAGCGCGTAAGCAGCGAGCTTAGAGACAGCAGACGGGAACAGTAATTCCCGCGAACCGTCAGGTAATCCAAGGTGATAATAACACACCCTGCCGCCTCCTTGCCCACGGACCTCTCCTCCACCAAGAAGAGTTGCCCCGTCCTTCAACTGGCTCAACACAACGTTAAGACCAGCAGGGTACTCAGGAGAGGGGAGGTCTGGTGTCCACCGCCCTCTCAAAAGTTCACCTACTTGCCCGCGACGCAAGTTGAGAACAGCTTCCAGAGAACAGACCCATGCGGATCTGCTGCGAAGCCTGCTTGAGCAAAGCCCAAGCGAGACAGAAGCATGTCGATCGATGCCAACACCTTCTCCCTCAACGGGAATGTTGCGGACAACTTGTCCAAAATTGTCCACTAGAGCAGCAGCAGGCACGCTGCTCAAAGAATCTGAGCCATTCCCATAACTCAGACCCCACAAATAGGCGGGCGTTAAAACGGCCAAGCGCAGAACATAAAGAACCACTAGAAAGGCCAAGCAAACCAACAAGAACATTAAAACGAGATAAAGAATTGTTGTCACCATATTTGTTCAGAATTGCCCCTTCCGGGGCCAGGCCGACGCAACTAAAGTTTAACGAGAGGTATTATCGCCGGACATCTCTCGAGTAGGTTCACCTACCATTGGACCAATGCTGAAAACGGGCACGAGCACACCCGAAACACTGGACATCGAACACATCCCGAAGGCAGACCGCTCATGTCAAGTAGTGTTCGGCTTGCGGTTCTGTGTAAGGGTGACT